AAAAATGATCTATGAAGAACTTTCTGAAATAGAACAAATTATTAGACTAACAAATCATCCATCACTTGTAAAAACAGCAGACACAGAAGCAAGTGCTGGTGCTGGTTCAATTATACAATTACCACAGAACATGGATCCAGGACTAAAACCATATCTGTTACAACCAAATGGTTCATCAATTGAAAGTGTTCTTTCAAGCATAAGCAAAAAAGTTGAAAGCATTGATAGAATGGCCTGTTTGGGTGGTATAAGAAGTATTGAAAGCAGACGTTTGTCTGGTATTGGATTACAAACAGAATTCCAAATGTTAAATGCCAAATTGGCAGACTTTGCAATGAGTCTAGAACACGCAGAAGAAATGTTATGGCGTATGTGGAGTATGTACCAAGGCAAAGTTTGGAACGGTTCAATTGAATATCCTAGATCATTTAGTATTGCAGATAAGGCCAATGATGTAACAATGTTGAAAATGGCCAAAGAGGCAGGTATTGCAGACCAAAGAATAAATGAAGAAATAGACAGAAGAATTTACGAAACAATCACAGACGAATTTGTAGAAGACATTCAACAGGCCCCTTTGAGCGAGGGTAGGGTACCAACGGACACTATGGAACACCCACCTGTAAAAGATGCAGATGGACTTGTGCAACATTTAAGAGAAATGATTAGCGAAGGTTACACCGACGAACAAATAAAAGAACTGCATCCAGAGATAGCAGAACTTTTTAACAGAGGTGACTAATGGGCAAGTTTGTTCCAGAAGATGCATGGATAGAAACTAACGAAACAGAGAAACTGTTACGTGATGCACTGAGAGACTATAACCTAAATGTTAACAAGTTTGAGAACACCAAGTTCAGAGCGGCAGGTGTTAGAGCAAGAAACAATATCCAAACAATTATTCCTTTACTAAAACAGCGACGTAAAGAAATACTTGCTGGTTACAAAGACAGAAAACTAGAACAACATCCTAGTTGGGAAGGCGTAGACGATGGTGCGAAAAGTAGCGAAGGATAAAAGAACTAACGTTCCTAAAAAGTATCTAAGCGGTCTTAAAGGAGCACAACGTTCTGAAACAGCAAGACTGATCAAACAAATCAGCACACTAGCAAAAGCAGGTAAACGCATTCCACAAAGTCTTATAGATAGGAGAGTGAACCTTGGCAAAAAGAAAAGGCGTTAGTGCAAGTGTACGCAAAACATTAACCAACAAAGCAAAAGCAAAAAAAGGTGTAACCACACGAATACTTGAACAGGTATATCGTAGAGGACAAGGTGCATTCTTAACAGCAGGTTCAAGACCAGGTATTGGAATGCAACAATGGGCAATGGCCCGTGTAAACAGTTTTATGCGTGGAAGTAGAAAGCATGATTTAGATCTACAAAGACGTGTTAGAAAAAATAGGAGTCGTTAGTGCCAAGACCCACGAAACAGATGCAACGTAATGCCAAACGTGCTTTAACCCTTAGGGATAAAGCGCCTGCAAGTCGTAAAGGTATGACACCTGTAGGATTGCAACGTGCGAATCAGTTTGCAAAAGGTAAGAATGTGTCTATGGCAACAGTAAGGCGTACATTTAGTTTTTTATCTAGGGCAAAGTCGTATTATAAACCAGGCAAGAACACAGCAGGCACACAGGCATATTTAGGTTGGGGTGGAGACGCTGGCCTAAGTTGGGCAAGAAGGATATTAAAGAAATAATGGCAATAACAACAAGTGCGTCAATAGGAGCGTTAGTAGGTACTAGACCCAAGAGGCGTACATTTAAATTAAAAACAGGAGGAACTACAATGGCAAGAGGTGGAAGAAAAATGTCACGTGGTGGCAAGAAAAAGAAAAAGACTATGAATCGTGGCGGAAGACGCCGTAAATAAGGTTTTATATAGAAAACTATATAAATAACAACATACTACGAAATGAGCGTAGGGGTAGAACTCAACCAATTAGAAAGAGGTAATTTATGAACGCAGAAAACACAGCGGTAAATGATACAGAGAATACTGCTTCTCAACCACAAGCAGATGCAGAGGTTAAACAGCAGGAAGTTACAGAGGTAACAAAGGAACAAAACACTCTAACACAAGATGATGTTAATCGTATTGTTGCAGAGAGGGTAGCAAGGGAAAAAGCAAAGTTTGAAAAGAAATATTCAGGCGTTGATTTGGACCTTTACAACGACCTTGTTGAAAAGCAAGAAAAACAGCGTCATGCAGAATTAGAAAAGCGTGGCGAGTTTGAAAAACTGTTGAAGGAACAGGCGGAGAAATTCCAAGGACGAATTCATCAGTATGAAACTGAATTGCATGGAATCAAGGTAGACGGTGCTTTACTAGGAGAGGCAAGTAACCAAAAAGCAGTTAATCCACAACAAGTGGTGCAGTTGCTGAAAGGTCAACTTAAACTTAACGAAGCAGGTGCTGTTGATGTTGTAGACCAAAATGGACAAGTTAGATATGATGAAAATGGAGAACCATTGAAAGTATCTAAATTGGTAAACGAGTTCCTTACAGCAAACCCACACTTTGTACAAGCAGGACCAACAGGTTCTGGAACAGGACAAGGCGCAGGCAAGCAAACACCTTTGGTAGATAACGATGTAACAAAACTGAACATGGAGAATCCTGAACATCGTAAGCGTTATAGAGAAATCATGAATGCTAAAGGGATCCGTGTTTAAAAACGCTATATAAGGAGACGATAAAATGGCAATTACAACAAATAGTGTAACTTCTAGTGTATCTAGTGAGTTATATGCAAATATCGTACAAGCGGCATTGTTTACACTTTCTGAACAGACTGTAATCAGACCGTTAATACGTAACTACGACATGACTGGAACTCCAGGCCTAACAGCACAGGTTCCAATCTATCCTGCAATTAGTGCCGGTGACTTAACAGAGAACACTGACATTACTTCAGGTACTGCGTTCAACACAACTTCAAAAACAATAACAGCAACTGAAAAAGGTGCTCTTGTTGCATTGACTGACCTAGCAAAAGAGGCGGCATCAGAAGATGTATCTGCCGCTATTGGTAGACAGTTAGGTGACGCTATGGCGAAAAAAGTTGACACTGACTTAGCAGGTTTATTTTCTGGATTTTCAAATTCAGTAGGATCTGCAAACGATGAAATCACTGTTGACGACATTTTCAAAGCGGCGGCAACGTTAAGAACTAACAATGCTCCAGGACCTTACTACTGTTTCTTACATCCAAAACAAGCATTCCAACTTAAAAAGTTACTTGCTGGTAATGGAAACACACCTATGAACAATCATGACTTAGCAAATGAGGCATTACGTTCAGGTTTCGTTGGAACTTTAGCAGGTGCTCAAATCTTTGAAACTACTGTAATCAGCGGCGGTGACTCTGCTGGTGCATTTGACGGCGCTATGCTTTCATCTGATGCATTAGGTTACATGGTGAAAAGAAACATGAGAGTTGAAGAGCAAAGAGACGCTTCATTAAGATCTACAGAAATTGTAGGTACAATGGCATACGGCGTATCTGAAATCTTTGACGCTTATGGTGTTAGAATTATTGCGGACGCACAACTGTAATAACAGTACAAATAATTGTTATATCCCCATATAACAACGGTAAGGGCGGCATTTTGTCGCCCTTATCTCTTCTATACGCTAAATAAATGTGTTAACAACTTTGGTAGAGGAAGGACCTCTAGCAGTATAAAGGACAGTATCCTATGGCAATAACACTTGCACAAATTAGTGACATACAAGAGTACGAACCAGATATTTTAGATTTTGGTATTCCCAATTTTGCAGATGAATTAACAAAAGCACAAAATGACGTGTTTCGTGATTTACGCATTCAATGGTGGCCAACACAGCAAATTGGTTTGTATGACCTCAAATACCTAGCATCAGGACGAACAGAACCAGACGAAGATATGTACAATGCCAGTCAATTGACTAGAGCAACAGTATATCGTGCGTTGGGTTATCACATCTTTCCTAAACTATCAAAGTTTGAAGTAGACCAAGATATTTTTGAACGTAAAATGGAGTTTTACAGAAAAGAATATGCAGAAGAATTTGATAAAGTTTTAAGGGATGGTGTAGAGTATGATCTTGATTCAAGCGGTACAATTACTGACGAAGAAAAAGAAGCAACTCATTATCTACGCCTTAAAAGGTAAGTAGATGTCCAATAGAGAAGATATTATCAAGAACATAATAGAGGTGTTGGAAGATATGGACGTTCCAAAACCTAGACTAGTTACACGTGAACCATTTGACGTTGATAAACTAGCACTTACACAATTTCCCGCACTATTAGTAACCACAGGCAATGAAACACGTGAAGATAATTCAATGGGTGGCAACAGACGTGGTACTATAGAAATTAATATTAGAGGATTTGTACGGTCAGATGGTAGACAAGGATTCGTACAAAGTGTTGATCAAAAACGCAATGAATTAATAGAGCGTATTGAGGAAACATTAAACACAAACAGGGATAGAGAACTA